TCAGCATGTTTTCGGTGTGTCGGGATTTCGCATTGATGAAGGATTCGAGTGCGCGGGTCAGGGCGGCAGCGGCAACCTGATCCTCCTGCCCGTTGAGTACATTCAGTGCAGTTTTGATAATGCTTTTCGTCTTTTCATCCTGCATGCTGAAGGCGCTTTTCATGGCGGTATTAAGTACGTCAGTTTTCATCGTCGGGTTCTCCATGTTTTCAACCTGACGTCATACTGCCTGCGATGACACAACACCGGCGAGCGACTCCGGATGTCCCAGCCCTGATACAAGCAGACCTGAAAACCGGCTTGCCAGAGGAAAGGTCTCAGGAATACCCCCCTCTTTTATTATTTTTCTACTATTAACTATTCACTCTGTTCACCTTTAAAAAAAAGGTAAATAATACAGTGAATTAGAGGGTGAACAATCGAGGTCTGACTGTTCACCGTCTGTTCACCACTGTTCACCCGGTCAGAATCGACTTATCTTCTTTATGAATGTTTATTTCTATTAATCCACTGAAAGTAATCGGAATTAATAATCAAATATCCATTTCGATTTACACTCAAACCCTTTAGGAACGTTCAGGGTCGTTTGAGCTTTTTTTAGCTCAAAAAACAGACATCTTGTTTCACCCTTCACACAAATACCTCTTGTTGCAATGAAGGGAAATATTCACAAAATAGAGAGCTACCCGAAGCCGGACGGACACGACCGGATCTCTATGGACTGTTATGAGGTAGCTTTATGCACACCGCTTTTTCCGCACCCTCTTCCCCGCCAGCCGCGCATTTGACGACTGTTCCTGCCCCAGTTACCGAGCGATTTTTAAGACTCCCGGAAGTCATTCATCAGTGCGGACTGTCCCGCTCCACGCTCTACGATTTAATCGCCCGCAATGCGTTCCCGGCGCAGGTCTCCCTCGGCGGTAAAAATGTCGCCTGGCTCCAGTCAGAGGTCAGCGTGTGGATGGCTGAGCGTATAGCCGAACGTAACCGGGGGTGTGACGCATGAATCAGCTCCGTTTTCAAAAAGCCCCTTTCCCTGGCTTGCATCCCTTCCAGGTTTGCGGTTATAGTTTTTCCGCTGTCGCAAAATCGGCAGCCGGGATTGGCGTCCTGTTTAACTCAATGGCGACACCAGACGCGCCATGCGTCTTTTTTTACGTCGTAGCTCAGGCACACCCGTTTTTCGGGCTGTGGTGTTTACACCATAGTCTCGCTCAAAAAATGGTGGCCCGGGCGGGGCAGCCTTCGGGCTGGCCGGTATCCATTGAGGCCGGTTACGCCAACCCTGTCCGGGCTACCACCAGTGAAATTGGCGTTTCCAGTGGTAGCAATAACCGCTACTCAATGGAGGTTGACCTTATGGCTTCGACCCTTGCCCCGACTCACCCGCAGTTCGTCTTTGTTTTTGCCGCCGTTCGTCGTACCGAACGCACCCGCCTGTTTCCATGCTCCGCACCGTTGCCGGTGACGAGCACGCCGCCCGTCTTTCCCTTGTCCGTGATTACATCCTTTCCTTTGCCGCCCGTCTGCCTGTTGCGGAGGTGGCGCATGCATAACGCAATCCCCATAAAAAATGTCTCAACCCGCCGTGGTAGCGACAAACCAGCCATTGCTCACCTGAGCATCGAGGCGTACCACAAACTCAACCGCGCCAGTGCTGTCTCGCAGTTTGTTGGCGGTGATTTACAGCTGCGGGAAATGAGCGGATTACACCAGCTCTATATTCCGCAGATATTCAGCTATCTGCACGAGGACATCAGTTTTGTGCTGGAGGAATTAAAAGCGAAAGGGCTGTGCCAGGAATTTATGACACAAAGCGGTTTATCTGAATTCAACGGCGGGGAATAAACCATGTTTGATTTTCCTCAGCCCGGAGAAAAATACCGCACGGATATTTATGCCGCCGTTGTGGTGGTGGGTATTCTGGCCGATGGCATTCCGTGGGATATGCCTTATCGCTGCCCGGCGATGGTCTGGAACCCGTTCCGCAAACCCTACACCCTCCTTATTCGTATTGAGTCAGACGGGCAGGTTATTGAAATACCGCTCGGGCGCTTCCTGCGGGAATTTACCTGTATTCGTCCTGACGTGTTTAAGCGCAACCCTGAGAACCGTTATACCGTCCTGAAAATAATAGCGAATGACCCGGTATTACAAAAATGGCGTGAACGGAATATTGATATTTATCCGCAGGACAAAATACCGGTGAATAAAACTATCCCGGTGGCTTATTCGTGGCGTGATATTCCCCGCCCTGAACCGGATAACAGTTACCGCCATTACCTGTAAATAACTCACTCATTCAAATTATGTGCGTATCTGCACAGGGCTTCGCACACCCTCAGGAGACCGAATCATGAATATCAGCCAGCCGGTAACCCCGTCAGGAATTAACGCCACCATTACGCTCGATGACCTGCGTTGCCTTGAACATTTATTACGTGTCGGCCAGTTCGCCGGTGATTTGCTGGAGCATCAGGAATGCACCGTACTGAAACAACCCCCGGCACAACAAACACAGCTCGCTTCACTGCTGTTTCTGATGACCACACAGCTCGACGCTGTGGTCGAACGCTGCCACATGAGCTGGATGGCTCCGGAGAAAAACCAATGAAAAGACTGCCACTGTCACCCGTTCTGCGGGCTGCTCTCTACCGTCGCACCGTAGCCTGTGCCTGGCTGACTGTCTGCCAGCGTCAGCAACGCTTTCCACACCTCACGCTCGGCGCGGTGGAGGATGCCATTGCCGGTGAGCTGGAGGGCTTTTATCTGCGCCAGCATGGGCTTGAGAAAGGCCGGGAAATTGCCTGCGCATTACTTGAGGATTTGCTGGAAAACGGCGCACTCAAGACAACACCGGCGCTGTCATTTCTCGGGCTGGCCGTCATGGATGAACTCTGCACCCGTCACCTAACGCAACCGGCGCAGCCGTAAGGAAATAAGCAATGAACATGAAAGTCACTGAAGCTGTGAACGCGGCAAAAGGCCAGTGGCCGCACATCCTCCCGGCGCTGGGCGTGAATGTGGTGCTTAACCGCCATCAGCCGTGCCCGGTCTGCCAGGGCAAAGACCGTTTCCGTTTTGATGATAAAGACGGGCGCGGCACCTGGTACTGCAATCAGTGCGGAGCCGGTGACGGCCTGAGTCTGGTCTCAAAAGCGCTGGACGTGTCGGTCGCGGAGGCCGCAAGCCAGGTCAACAGCGTGACCGGCAATCTGCCGCCGGTTAAAGCGGATGAAGCCGCAACCGCCCCGGACACTGATAAAGCGATGAAGGAGGCCGCAACCCTCGCCGCCCGCTTGCTGGAGAGCAGCCGCACCGCCACCGGCAATGCCTATCTCACCCGCAAAGGGTTAGCGCAGCGAGCCTGTCAGGTGCTGACCACCGCGCATAAAGTGGCAACCATCGCTTACCGCGCCGGTGACGTGGTCGTGCCGCTACACAAGCTGGATGGAAATCTCGTTAACCTCCAGCTTATCAACGCCGGTGGCACCAAGCGCACGCTCAAAGGCGGTCAGGTAAAAGGCACCTGTCACACCATCGAGGGCAAAAACACCGCCTCAAAACGACTCTGGTTAGTGGAAGGGTATGCCACCGGCCTGACGGTAAACCAGCTCACCGGTGATACCGTTCTGGTGGCGCTCTCGTCCGTGAACCTTCTTTCTCTGGCAAGCCTTGTCCGGGAACGGCACCCGACGCAGCAGCTCATCATTGCCGCCGACCGTGACCTCAACGGCGACGGGCAGACCAAAGCCACAGCCGCCGCAAATGCCTGTAAAGGACTTGTTGCACTGCCGCCGGTGTTCGGTGACTGGAATGATGCGTTTATGCGAAACGGCGAAGAGGCCACCCGTAGTGCACTACAGGAAACCGTAAAAGCCCCGGCGGTCAGCCCGTTCGAGCAAATGAGCGAGGCCGAATTTACCGCCATGAGTACCAGTGAAAAGGCGATGCGTGTGTCTGAACATTACGGCCATGCGCTGGCTGTCGACCCGAACGGCGAGATAATTTCCCGCTATGAAGCCGGTGCCTGGAAGGTGTTGCCGTCCACACAGTTTGCCCGTGATGTGGCGGCACTGTTCCAGCGCATCGGCGCGGGGTTCTCGTCCGGGAAAATCTCGGCGGTGGTCGATACCCTCAAGCTCATTCTGGCGCAGCATGAAGCCCCGGCACGACGCCTGATAGGTTTCCGTAATGGCGTACTCGATACGACCAGCGGCATTTTCAACCCACACAGCAAAACGCACTGGCTGCGCACCCTGTGTGATGTGGATTTCACCCCGCCGGTGGCCGGGGAAACGCTGGAGCGGGATGCGCCGCATTTCTGGCAGTGGCTCGACCGCGCCGCAGGACAGAACGCACAGAAACGCGACATTATTCTCGCCGCGCTGTTTATGGTGCTGGCGAACCGCTACGACTGGCAGCTCTTTCTCGAAGTGACCGGACCAGGCGGCAGCGGGAAAAGTATCATGGCTGAAATTGCTACTATGCTCGCCGGGAAGGATAACACCACCTCGGCTACCATCGAGACACTGGAATCATCGCGTGAACGTGCGGCGGTGATTGGCTACTCGCTGATTATTCTCCCTGACCAGGAGAAATGGAGCGGTGACGGTGCCGGTATTAAAGCCATCACCGGCGGCGATGCAGTCTCGGTCGACCCGAAATACCGCGACGCCTATTCAACCCATATCCCGGCGGTGATACTGGCCGTGAACAACAACCCAATGCGCTTTACCGACCGCAGCGGCGGTGTTTCCCGTCGCCGGGTGATACTGCATTTCCCGGAACAGATTGCCCCGGAAGAACGCGACCCGCAGCTCAAAGATAAAATCTCGCGGGAGCTGGCCGTGATTGTGCGCCAGCTTATGCAGCAGTTCAGCCAGCCGGCGACGGCGCGCAATCTGCTCCAGGCACAGCAGAACTCTGACGAGGCGATTAACATCAAGCGCGATGCCGATCCAGTGTTTGATTTCTGCGGCTATCTCGAAGCGCTGGCACAGCCGAACGGAATGTATATGGGTAACGCCAATATCGTCCCGCGACAGCCCCGTAACTATCTTTATCACGCCTACCTGACTTATATGGAGGCGAACGGCTACAAGAATGTACTGAGCCTGAAAATGTTCGGTCTGGGGCTACCGATGATGCTCAAGGAGTACGGGCTGGACTATGAGAAGCGGCACACGAAACAGGGAACACAGACCAACCTGATGCTCACAGAGGACAGCAACCCCGACTGGCTACCCAAGTGCGATGACACCCTCGCGATGTAACCCACCTAACCGGCGCAAGCCGGTTTTTTTACGCCTGAATACCCCAAAGGTGAACAATGGACTGTTCACCCTTCACCGTTTGTTCACCACCTAACATAATGATTTTAAATAATTAAAATGCAGGGTGAACAGAGTGAACAGTTAAACGGAAAAAAAGTTTTTTTCCTGAAAATGCTCAAGGCACATCAAAACCCGACAAACCCTCGTGCCAGCTCATTCCATAAGAGGTGAACAATGGACTGTTCACCCTTCATCGTATGATCACCACCTAACATTATGATTTTAAATAGTAAAAGTGCAGGGTGAACAGAGTGAACAGTTAAATGGAAAAAAAGTTTTTTCTTATTAATCTCAAAGCTAGAGTCCATAGCAATTGATTGAAATTCAAACAGATTACCATCTACTCTAAATATGACATTCCATAATTGGTACACGTTTAGGTACACAAAAGAAACTTGAATTAACAATAATTCATTTAAAATATACAGTTACGGAAAATATTCAGATTCCGCCAGCCCACCAAAATTCTCCCTCAACGATTACCAGAGTCGTCCGAGGAAGTCCTGAAAGCCCGCACAGCACAAGCTCTGCGGGCTTTTTTGTATCTGTTATTTGTCCGTAACCTTCCGAGAAGATCCGTATGAAGCCAGAGAGAATGGGTACACGTTTAGGTATACGCTAAGATATGGGCCTAAAACGTATACCAATTCACGAAGGAGCGGCCATATGGCACGGACAACGCGCCCCCTCACAAACACCGAAGTTCTACGAGCCAAAGCTGGCGAGAAAGAGCTGACGCTTCATGACGGCGAAAGTTTATTCCTCATCGTTTAGGCAATCGGAAAAAAGCTATGGCGCTTTCGGTATCAAAGACCGGCCACCAAAAAAAGAACGATGGTTGGTTTAGGCTCCTTCCCTGCCTTTTCGCTTGCGGATGCCAGAGCATCACGAGCTAACTATCTTTGGGTCGCAGGCCATGCAGTAGGTTGCTCTGGCTTTGTCAGGCTATTCCTGCAAAGAAACCGGGTAAACACATAGAATGTTTTAACACAAATCCGCATTCGCTTTTCTTTACCGGCCTGCAATAAC